ACGTCGGTGGCTATACGGTTCCTGAAATCGTGTCGTCCAGTTTGATCTGGCTCCGCAACGAGTACGGTATCGCTCATAAGTACAGCCGCATCTATCCGATGACGTCTGACACGCTCAACGTGCCAAACGCGTCCACTTCAACAACCACGTATTATCCTGGTGAAGCGACCGCAATCACCGCATCGGACGTGACCTTCTCACAAGTTCAGCTACTGGCGAAGAAACTCGCCATCCTGACAATCGTGTCGAAGGAACTGAACGAAGACACCGTCATCGACTTCGGCGCCATGCTGGCGCAGGACTTTGCGTATGGCTTGGCTTTGGCTGAGGATGCAGCTGCATTCCAAGGCGATGGCACATCGACGTATGGCTCCATCACTGGAATCATGCCACGCATCAAGGCGCTGTCCGGAACCTTTACGTCCATCGCATCGATGGTCGTTGGTCCAGTTGGAACAGCAGCTACGATCGGCAGTTTCACACTCGCGAACTTCCAGTCGATGGTCGCGAAGCTCCAGCCATATGCAAATCAGGCAAGATGGTACATGCATAAAAATATGTTCTATACCGGCGTTGCAGATAAGCTCATCGCTTTAGGTGGCAACTCGATCATGGACATCCAAAATGCGTACGGCGCTGAGCCAACGCTTTTCGGTATCCCGATCTCGTTTGTGCAGAATATGCCGTCGGGTGTAGCTGCATCTCGTGACATGGTCGTCCTCGGAGATCTCTCCAAGGGTGTGGCGTTCGGCGATCGTCGTGGCGTGAGCGTTGAGGTCTCTGACCAGGTCAAGTTCATTGAGGACGCGTTGACGTTCAAAGCGACTGAGAGATATGCTTTCAACGCCTTCGACGTTGGCAACGTGACTGCAACCGTGGCCGATCAGGTCCCTGGTTCACTCATCGTTCTTCAGTGCGCTGCCACATAGGCCGTAGCACCTTCGCAGTCAAGGGGAGCGGGTTATCCCGTTCCCTTTTTGTTTTTAGGATGTAAACCATGCCACTCACTCGGACAGAAGCACTCGACCGTCTCGCTTGGATGGTTGCCAGCGACCAGTATCCGTTCCTGGACAGCACCGCGCTACAGCAGCTCGTGGACGATCACGCTCGCTGGGGTCTCTGGATCGCGTCCACAGCCTTCGTGGTTGGTGACATCATCATCCCAACCGTCGCGACTGGTCGACTCTACCAGTGCGTCATCGCAGGGACATCAGGCGCTACTGAGCCACAGTTTCCTCAGTACACGAGGACAACCGGCTATTCGGTCAATGATGGATCAGGCGACCTCTTGTGGGAGGACATCGGTCCCGCAAACGTCGAGCGCTATGACATTCGCACATCTGCGCGACAGGGCTGGATCCGCAAAGCGTCCAGCATCACGCACCTCATCGATGTGAAGGACGGTCAGGTCGACGCTAAAATGGCCGTGCTCCGTGAGCACTGTCTCGACCAGGCGAAGCGCTTCTCACCCATGGTATTCGTATGATTCCAGCAGCTTATTCCAACGCGCTTAAGAACGCGATCCAGGCGTATTCGTACGCAGACCGTGTCGCGATCTGGCGAACCGTCAATGCGGCGGATGGCATCGGTGGCGTCAGTCAGCACTGGATACAGGTCGCTGAGATTCGTGGCACCATAAGCAACACCGGCGACACCGAAGGCATAGTCGGCGGCATGATCGAGCAGTCCGGTACATGGACTCTGACGTGTTCACCAGACATCGAGGTCAAGGCCGATGACAGGATATACACCAGCGGGAATCCTCAGAACTTGGCGCCATACTACGAAGTCATCGGATCAGACTACGGTCACACGGACGCAGTCAGTCAAACCATCGCACTACGCGCCAGGACGAACGGCTAACTGTATCCACTGCGTGGTGGTACGCATCGACTCCATCGCACCATGATATGAGTACAGATATTGGCGGGGTGAGTCTATGAGTCCAGAGATGTGGGTGCAGATCGGTATCCAAGCTTTTATTACGACGGTTAGTATTGGTGCTGCTTGGGTGGCATTGCAGGTCAGGCTGACGCGCCTGGAGACTCAGGTGGCACACATTATAAACACCTTAGACGGGCAGCAGCAGGAAGTGCGCCGCATAGAACAGCGACTCGGTAAACTTGAAAACAAAGTCAGCGCGTTGGAGGCAGTCATAAACAGATGAACTCTATATCAATCAAAAGACTCGTGGTCGTTGTGATCGTGGCATTCGTAGCTGCTTTTACCTCGGTCTTTGGCGATGGCATCAGGACAAGCGAAGCACACGACATCAGCGAGCTGGGCGCAGTGCTGGCACTCTACGGGAGCAAGGCGGTAGCGGCGGGTGTGTCCGCTGCGGTGTCTTCTGTGCTGGCCTTCTTGACGATGCCGTTTAGTGGTGTGCAAGCGAACGCCTTGAAGGTGGGCAAATGAACCTGCAAAACTACCGGCTAGAACCAAACCCGAACAGCCCCGGTGACTGGATTGTCTTTGGTGATATCTATGACAACGAAGGCAACCTACTCGGCACGTTTGGGCCTGATGGTACGTCCATCTTTGGTTGGTGGGCTTTACAAGACGCACAGTTTCAGCAAGGTTACAGCAACCAATTTGCGGTGATTATGGCTCAAGAAATCGTGGCAGGGACTGCTGAATAATGGCGACATATTACGTTCGTACAGATGGTAACGACACCAACGCTGGCACAGGGCCTGCTACAAATCAGGCGTGGCAGACTATAACCAAGGCTGTCGGCGCAACGGGTGTAGGTGTAGGTGATACGGTTTACATCGCTCCCGGAATCTATCGTGGTAACTTCACCGCTGGATTTACAAACCCAGCAAATGAAGGTGAACGCATCACCATAGCAGGTAACCCTACGGCTTCACAATTTACAGGTGTCAATGCTGGCCCGGTCATTTTGACAAACTACTTATCGGACAATGTCTCATTTACTACGGGAGATATCTTAATAGTCACAAAGAACTTTGTGACCGTTCAGGATTTGATTATGTATGGGTTTATGCCCACGCCATCACCGTTCCATAGACCCTTTACATCTCTTGGTGTAAGTGCATTGAAGTTGGTAAGGTGCCTTTTTGGTTTACCTAGTTCTAATGCTCAAAAAGCACCCTGCATTGTAACTATCAATGCTGGGTCAACTGGGTTTACAGTTGATAAATGCGTTGTCCTAAATGGTGGTTTAGCAATAAATACATCAGCACATTCTGGTGCTTGGGATACACAAACGGTTATTACCGATAACATTTTTATCAACAACAACACTAACGGCAATAACTCAGAATGTTTATCGCTTTACTCAAATACATCTGGTCAATTTGGCGGCGTGAAAATTGTCAATAACTACATGCAAGGCGTGTATGGTGTGCGGATGTATAACGCTCTTTCTAACACCTTTCCATCAGTTATACAAAACTGTTATATCGAAGCATCCACAACTGCAATCACATCTGATGTTGGAAACAGTGCGGCTATGGCGCAGACTTACAATATTCTAAATGCTCCGACATCGGTTACAAATATCGGTGCATCTGCTACCTCAAAAACAAATGCGTTCAATCCAATCAATGCATCAATGAGCAAAATACAAGGGTGGGCAGATTATCCATTCATCAGCGCATTGTCGAGTCTGAATGCCGGTGTTAGTGCTGGCATCAATACGAACAGTCCAGCCACCGATATCTACGGTACATCGTGGCTCATCCCTGCGACTCCGAGCATCAACGCCGCTGAGTTCCAAAGTTACACGCCATCAAGTATGTATCTTCCGACCGAGCGCAACGCATCCACGATCAGAATCGCCCCCGGCAGTACATCACAAAGCATCGAGCTATACTTAGGTGCAACAGGTCTCACCTTTGCCACCTCCGGTCTAGCGGCTTACTACGTCCGCAACCAAGCCGCACCGGTGGCTATCACGCTGGTCACGCAGACACCTACAGGCGCGTGGGCATCTGGTGGCTTTGCGGAGATAAGCTCGAGCCTCGTGCCGGGCGTGTATCGGCTTGATGTACCGAACGCTGCATTTGCGGCTAACGCTTCTGATGTCACGATCGTGGTGCGTGGTGCAAGCGGTACTAACGGCGCGGTGCTGACGGTCACGCTTTCATCTGGTGGCTTGACGGCAGCGCAGACAGCCGCAGCGGTGTGGGATGAGGCAAGGGCAAGCCACACGACAGCCGGTACATTCGGGCAGTACGTGAACGCGGAACTGGTCACACCTACAAATGCCGCTCTTGTACGCATGGGGCCGTTTGAGGTCAAGGCTGATGGTCTTGGGGCATCTGATCCGCTTGACATTCAGACCGGCGCACAGCACGGAATCGACATCCAGTGTGTAGACAACAACGGCTCCGGCATTGACATCACGAGCGCAACGGTAACGGCTAAGGTCTACAACAGTGGTGGTACCTTGGTAGACACTTACGCTTGTACGGCAACCTATGCATCTGATGGCAGGGCTACATTCACCATTGACACTACGGTGACCGCGACGTCTGGCACGTACACTGTTCTTGTGACCAGGACAACCGGCGCGACCGACACGCAGATCTTTGGACCACTTCGACTTTATGTGAGGCCAGTATGAGCGTAAACATCCTTCAGATAACCGAAGATCCGGAACAGGTCACGCAGATCGCGGCCTGGACCGGAGACTGGCACACGTACGTGGTGCGCCTGGTCGATGACAACGGGTCTCCGATTGACATCACGACAGGCACTCTCGCGGCGACATACACGACAGCCGCCACAGGTGTCGCGTATTCGTTTGGTGGAGGAAGTGCCACGCTCACTAAGTCTCTCAGC